TTTTATTTTTGGAGAAACCATGAAATGGTTCTAGTCTCTCCTTATATAACAGAAAGTATTTTTACCACCCGTTCCACCCCTCCCCCGATTCTCGCTTGCTGGAATCGAACCAGCGACCTGTGGATACCAACATTTATACTATTACAGTCCAACGCTCTACCAACTGAGCTAAAGCGAGAAAAAAGCCTTCACCGAGGGTCGAACTCGGGATCTTCAGTTTACAAGACTGACGCCTTACCACTTGGCCATGAAGGCTCAATATATATCCTATATTTCTCTTTATATTCATTTGATAATAACTTATATTTTCTCTAATTTAATCTTTTGTTTGAGTTTATATTCATCGCAAAACAAATATAGTTTGAAATTGTAATGTGAATAATCTTGGAGTTCTTCAAATGATATATATTTTGACATCATATTCAATTCTTCAATATATACGACATATGAATATGAACTATCAGTTTTTTGAATTTTATCAAATAATATACATTTGTATGTTTTTTCAACGACGCAAGGATTTTTATAACAAAGGTCTAACAAACTACATTCATTTTGGACTTTACGAATTGAACGTGTTGCTGTGTTAAGATATTCTAATTTATCCAACCAATGTTGATGAAACCATTTTGCGTCATCATTTAAAATCAATCCTAGATTATAAAACATATCAATATGATTCATTATATCTACAAGACGCCGTATTGGACTGGTTGCGTGGACGTAATTACTGTTATTCATGACTTCGTGACTAATATTCTCGCTTTCTGTATAATATATATAGTGTCCGATTACATTATTCCAGTGTTGAATAACGGTCGCCTCTTTCTTTGATATATTCTTGCTTGATAATGCTTGATTGACATCCTTATTCATATACTGCGATGAGCGATACAAGCCCGTTTTATGCATCAATAAATGGTTACCACAGTGTTTATTTGTATATACCATCCAATATGGCACAACATCTCGGCTATTTGCAATATCGGGTTCAAAATGCTGTGTGAATTTCAATAATTGTTTGAATGTCCGATTGGTAACGAGTTTCTTCTCTTCATATTCAAAATTTTCATTTACATTAATAATCGCTCTATAAATACTCGATGTTTTAAGTGAATTATTTTTATCATAAACAAACTCAAAACAAACACTCAAACGGTCTTTATCCTTCTGTAGGGAACAAATACTATCGCTTAACATGGTAGGCAACATCGGACGTCGTTTATCCGGTAAATAGATAGTTGATACGCGCTCACTGAATGATTTCCACAAATCCAAATAATCAATAATATCAACCACATTACTAATATATACAAACATCGTTGTGTGTGTTTCAGTACTTTCAACACAAAAAGCATCATCAAAATCCGTGCTATTTGGAGGATCAATCGAAAATATATACTTATTGCGATGGTCTTTAAAGTCGTGTTTATTCTGAATCTGATGGATAATATCATTTTCTTTTTTCAATGCATTCTTAACATCTTTATTGAATGAACTAATAGACATATGTAAATTATTACAATAGAGTTGGTATTCATAAAAATTCTCCAATACATCAACATCACCAATATTTTCAATCAGCACCCCGTAAGGATGTTTTTCATTCCAATGATTATACTTGAATACCACATATTTATCCTTATAATCCTTATTAAAATTTGATTTAATTTCATACGGCACAAGAAAATGAGGAAGACGGCGATCATCAGGAATACATTTATACAATAGACGCTTTCCCAATCTTCCATATGTTTTGTTTCCATTCAGCAAAATAACGCCCGGAATCTGATTTTCACGGTAATATGAACGCTGAATAGACACTACCCCGTCTATGATGTCAATATAGTCACGTGTAAATAACTTATTATTTACAGGTGAAATCATATCTAGTGTTTCATTTCCATTAATTGTATTTCCTGTGAGCGAGTCTATAAAATGCCATTTGTCATAATTATTATCATCTATTAATATTTTATACGACATATGCTGTGCTAACTATAATACAACATAATCTTTATATTTGTTAATAAAAAGGATTAGAGATATGATAATCTATATTATTACATATATGAAAACATTAAAAATAACCAGTAAAAACAAGAATGCAATATATCTTATTATTGTGGAATCACCATCCAAATGTGCGAAGATTGAAGGATTTCTAGGTTCCCAATACATGTGTATTGCTTCTATGGGACATCTGCGTCAAATTAATGGATTAAAAAGTATTGATACAAAAAATGACTACAAGGTGACTTATGAAAATGTAGAGAGTAAAGAGAATTATATAAAAGATATGAAACGTGTTATTCGGAATTTCAATAAAGAACGAATATATATAGCAACTGATGATGATCGTGAAGGCGAAGCGATTGGGTGGCATATATGCGATATGTTTGAGCTCGATATAAAAAGCACGCATCGTATCATTTTCCACGAAATTACAAAAAACGCAATTATAAAATCAATATCTCAGCCAACATTGTTGAATATGGCGAAAGTCAATTCCGCGATTTCACGACAGGTTCTTGATTTAATTGTAGGGTATCGCATTTCACCGTTATTATGGAAACATATATATAATGATAAGAATAATGCATTATCCGCGGGACGGTGTCAAACACCTTGTCTTGGATTAGTATATGATAATAATAAGATTGATCGTAGTTCTCTACAAACACTTCATAAGATAAAGGGTACTTTTACAAATAAAAATATTGATTTTGTATTAGATAAACATATTGAGGATGTTGATGTTCTCAACACTTTCTTTGAAGACTCCAAAAAACATATGCATAAAATGGAGTTAGGAAAAAAGGGACAAAGAAATCTAAGTGCTCCCAAGCCCTTCAATACATCAAAACTAATTCAACAATGTAGTAACACTATTGGAATAGGTTCAGGACACGTAATGAAATTATGTCAAGACTTGTATCAAGGTGGATATATTACGTATATGAGAACTGAAAGCAAATCATATTCAAGTGAATTTCTATCGAAAGCAAAGGAGTATATTTCGTCAACCTACGGTTCCCAATATTATACACAAAATTCAAAAAATATAGAAAATGTCACGAAAAATGATCCACACGAGGCAGTAAGGGTAACAAATATCAATACATCAAAATTAGATATACAGCATAAGGATAACAAAATACATACTGTATACCATATTATATGGAAAAATACAGTTGAAAGTTGCATGAGTGATTATAGTTATCAGTATCAAGATTACTTGATTAATAGTCCGTTAGATACACATATGTATAAACATACAAACGAGGTTGCGATATTTATGGGTTGGAAAGTATTATCCAATAAAGAGAACCAAGACGACAACACTTTGTTTCTAACCTCACAAACAAAAAAGAAAAGTGTTCCATATGTCAAAATTGTTAATGAACTTACCACAACACGGTCCACGCCATATTATAATGAAAGCTCTTTAATTCAGAAACTGGAAGAAATCGGTATTGGACGTCCATCCACATTCGCATCTCTTGTAACGACATTAATTGATAGAAATTATGTAGAAAAAACCAATATAGGGCCTACGTTATGTGAATATACTCAATATGTTTTGAAAGATGATAATATCACAACGAATAATACAACAAAGGAATTATGTGGTGAAAAAAACAAATTAAAAATCACGAATCTTGGTATTATATGTTATGAATTCTTAGAAAAGCTATTTACACATCTGTTTTCGTATAACTATACATCTGAGATGGAGGAGAAATTGGATAAAGTGCATAGTGGAGAAATAAAAGAATGGCATATCATATGTTCTGAATGTTACAAAGAAATTAGCACCATAGTAAAAAACAACAAGAACATACAAAAGCACGGATTTAAGGTAGAAGAAAATGTTTTTTTGTTGTTTGAGAAATATGGACCAGTATTGCGATACGATAACGATAATTCGGAATCTACATATAAGAAGGTGAAGAGGGACATTACTATTGATATAAATAAATTACGCGAAAGCAAATACAAAATTTCAGACCTTCTAGACGACAATGATGATACATTATTAGGATACTATAATGAGAACCCTATTTACATGAAACAAGGAAAATTCGGATACTATTTAGAATGCGGTTCGCAAAAAGAAAGTTTGCGAAATTATTGTGAAAACGTAGGAAAACTAACGCAAGAAAATGCCATAAGTATATTAGAAGGAAATGCGAAAAATAAAAATATAGTTCGACAGATCACGCAAAATCTATCGCTACGAAAAGGGAAATACGGCGTATATGCTTTTCACCAATCTCCAAGTATGGTAAAACCAGTATTTTATAATATTAAAAAACTGAAAGACGGGTTTTCAAATTACACAAATGATATGTTGATTGATTGGATTTGTGAAACATATAATGTCGATAAAAATTCTATATAATATATATACACACTATTTATATTATGACTGAAGACGAAGAAGATTCAACAGAAATATCACAATCGATATATAGTGTCTTTATTTATGCTCTTATGTATACTATAATATTCGTATATTTACAAGAAGATATTGGTTATAATATGGTTTTAATTATATTAGTAATTATACATGTGTTATTTGGTATGAAAGCAAATGAATTAGTAAGTAATGTCACATCCAATAATGAAAATTTCAACTTTTTAATCGCAATTATTCCTATTATTGTAATCGGTTCTTTAATTGTTCGTACAATTTCGTTGGCATATTACACATTTGGATATACAAACGCAGCAATAAAATCATACAATTTAGGTGACAAATATGATCCACCTAAGAAATACAAGGTTCGCGAAGAAAATTATAAATTTTCATATTTTGTATCAACAATTTGTTTATTCATAATCTATTTCATCTATTTATTTTATGGAAACAAATTAGTAATTAACTTGGAAGATTTTGATGCAACAGATGTGTATTCAATTGTTTGCATGATAGGTCTAGGTATATTAATGTTATACGACGTTGATTTCAACTCATTTTACCAACAATCCATCTATACACTGATAACTATTATTGGTATTATGGTATTATTTTTAGTTGCACCTGCGATACATCCTCATATTAACGGATATTTTATTCCTACTATATTTACAATTATCAGTGGTTTAATAGGATACTTTGTTGATTTGGGTAAAAATAAAAATAGTGATATGGTAAACGATGGACGGATATATGGTTCTCTTTCTGGTTTCTTATTTTCAATGATTGGTCCATATATTCCTATTGTAAAATATGCTTACTTGTTTGACACAAACAATGATGTAAGTATTTCTATGTTGGTAAAAACAATTTTAGGGTTTACAGGTGCTACAATGGTAACTACAACAGCATTCGAAATGATAGATGCGATTGAATATGAAAAATATCACAGCAAAATTAATAAATATAAACAAAAAGAAGAATCAGAAGATGATGTGTTGGAGAGAAAACAAAACGAAGTAATCAGCACCGTTATAAATATATTGATCTTTATATTATGTGTGATATCAATATTTGCGATATTACTTTATGCAATCGGTATAAGCGGTCAAAATATTATTATAGCAGGTATATTTTCTCTATTATTAACATCGTATTTTTCATATAATTCGTTCATAAGTAGTATTATAGGGACCCAATAAAAATATTAACAGCAAATACAATATATAGATTAGAGTGTATATATTGTAAAATATGAAATATCACGAAACACATTTCCAGGATTATTTAAAACAAAAAAATAAATACAATATACACGATACGAGTAATGTAAGTCTATGTTCGGGAACCAATCCAGGAAATAATACTTTTATTAATCATACAATTATTTATGGACCGTGTGGATCCGGTAAATACAGTGAATCCTTGCAACTAATACAAAATTATAGTAAAACCAATCTCAAAACAGAAAAGAGGATGGAATATCAGACTGAAAAGGGAACATTCTTCTATAAAATGAGTGATATTCATTTTGAAATTGATATTGATTTATTAGGTTGTAATGCGAAACAAAATTTAACAGACATCTTCACACAGATAACAGAAATTGTAATATCGCGACCAAAGAGAAAAGGAATCATATTATGTAAAAATTTCAACAAAATACATATTGAAGTAATAAATTTATTTTACAATTTTCTATACTATGAAAATACGTGCAATATGGAAGATATAGAATTAAAATTTGTTATATTGACAAATACGGTGAGCTTTATTCCATATAATATATTGAATATTTGTGATATAAAATGTCTATATAAACCGAGTTCTGAAAATTATTCCAAATTATTAGAAGTCAACACAAGTAATACAAAACATCCAGATATAAGCGACTATGATTTTACAAATCTGAAAGAATTATATTATTATAACAAAATACCTGATAGTAATAGTGATAATTTTGATACGATTACGCGCAATATCATTGATTTTATCATTCAGTGTGATAGCAAAACAGATTTATGTGAATTTCGCGAAATATTATACGACATATTAACATATAATATAGATATTGAAGAATGTTATTACAGCGTATTATATCATTTTATTGAAAAAGAGTTGATAAAACAAAAAAATATGATAGACATCATCCAAAAGATAAATAATAATATTAAGTATTATAATAATAATTACAGACCCATTTACCATATAGAAAGATTATTTTATAATATATTAGTCAATTATCACAATGGAAATAAAAAAGGCACTCGAGGTGTTAGAACTCCATGAAAATGAATGTAACGAACATAATATTAAAAAGCAATATCGGTTGAAAGCATTAAAATATCATCCAGATAAATCAGGAAGTAATACAACGACACAGTTTCAAGAAATTCAAGAAGCGTATGAATGTTTATTATCAAAGAAAGACCATATGTCAAATGATTATAACAGTTTATTCACAGACTTTCTACATTCTATAAACGACAATGGTATTCTAAACAGTATATTCCAAACACTGCAAGATAAGTGTTTTGAAAATGTATATGAATATATATCACATAAATCTTTGGTAGATATCATTCACATCAAAACAATATTAAGTAATTACAAACATATTTTATGTATACCCGACCATATATTATTAGTATTGGACGACGTAATACGCAATAAAAAAAGTAATTTAAATTGCTATATACTTAATCCTTGTTTGGACGACTTGTTACAAGGGAATATATACAAACTAAAGTTCGGAGATGAGGAAATATATGTGCCTTTGTGGTATAACATATTAGAGCATCAAGACAGTATCATTACTGTGTGTGAGTTACAAGAAAAAGAATATAATTATAGAATTGATGAATGTAAAAACATACACATCGATTGTTTATACAGTATTGATACACTATTGAATAGCGATGAAATAACAAAGAAAATTACAGCAAATTATAGTATTACATTCAAACCGTCAGACTTGGTTATTAAAAAAAATCAATTAATGATTATAGAAAATGCAGGGATTCCATATCCGGATAAAAATAACATTTATTCAGACAAACATAGGAGTAATATTATTCTTCATTTTTCAATTTATTAACTACTACAACTTTTTTATTTTTCTTCAAATAAAAAAGTTTCCTTTTTTAGTTTTCTTCAAATTAAGTTAAATGGTTTATAATCAAGGGGTTTATAATCTACTTATTTTTAATGGTTTTATAATCAGTTTATTTATCTCAAATTAAGTCGCCTTCTTGCGAACAACACGCTTCTTTGGAGCATTTGGTGTCTTTACTGGCGTGGGAGGAGGCGTTGCAGGTCTTTCAGGCTCGGGTTCTGGCTCATCCTCCTCATCGCTGTCTTCAACTTCTGTGGTATTCGTAGCAACAACTTCCTCATCATCACTGGATGACTTGGATGTAGTTGTATTCTTCTCTTCCTCAGAGAATGTCACGTGGCACTTTCCAAACACAGTAGAATTCTCTGCGGGCTTCACACCACATTGGTTTACACGCCATAGAAGACCCCAACCCTTTCCACCAATCCAAATACCGGTGCATTGAATGAGACACTTGACATCACTTCGACTAGGAACAAAATCCATCGGAGTAGATGCTGAGTCATCGCAAGGGAATAGCTTCAATCCATCACTGTTATAGATCTCAATACCCCAGTTATCAACGACTTCATCACCTTGCTTCTTCGTATACTTCGCAACCTTACATCTCATATTAGGGGCACGAGATGTGTCAATACGACCAGTTGCCTTATCCTTAGGATATTTAAGGAAAGGGAAGAAGTTATGCTTAATCACAGCCGGGTCAAGCTGCTCTCCCCACCAAAGGACAGAGTTGTCAACAGCATCAGCCAATACCTGTGTCTCAAAATCCTTGAGCTTTTGAAGAAAGCTATCGGAATCATCGGTTCGGTAGCCCTCACTCGGGAAAGACAAAGACATAGTGAACTTATTATCCGATTCACCCTTCTCATTGACATAGTCGGTAATACCCCAAGTAGTAAGTTGAGGAGTAGATAGGTGAATGGCGCGATTAGTTTGCTTGCTAATCACATTAATCGTCTTGCCACCCTTGTCGTTGACCTTGGGTGCCATATAGCGGACCTGGGAAGGATCCCAGTCATTTACGTTCATCATCATAGCGGACATAGTAGTAGTAGCGGTAGTAGTAGTAATACAACAATTTACATAATGTAGTAATGAATATATTTGATTCAATTTTATGTTATCAATATTTAACATATGTGAAAAATATTGGAAATCTCCATTCAAAAATACAAAATATATTGCAAATATATATGAAACCACATAAAATTTATTATATTGGTATAATAAATGAATAATGTACATGCTAAAAAGAAACATGTGACATATCAAGTATATAATCACAAAGATGATACAATGCTATCAACTCTTAGATGTACTGACCTACGGCAAATAGCGCGAGAAAATCGTATCAAAATTTCTGGAAAAAAGGCCGATCTAATAGAGCGTATATCAACACATTTCATCAAATCTAAAAAATCACAGATAATACAAACCATATTTCGTGGTTCGATTGTCCGATATTCAAAACACTTATCTGGACCAGCATTATACAACCGAACAATATGTATTAATGATACAGATTTTGTATCTATGGAAAATATTAGTGATGTTGCTTGGTATGATTTCTTTTCATATAAGGATAGTCACGATACTATTTATGGATTCTCGTTATTATCGTTTGTAAAATACATAAGTAGCAGCAACAGAAATGTATGTAATCCATATAATCGGAACCCAATTGAATATAATACTATCAAAAATGCGATTGATTTATTTCAAATAAATAAGTCAATTGTAGGGCGTTCTAACTACAATATTACTGATATTCGTGTACGTCTCCCCAATCCATATATTAATTACCATTTATCTTACATGTATTATCATCCACCATTATATTACAATATTCGTGCTACACCACAGGTTCGCAATCTATATAATAAAATGATTGAGTATCGGCATCTTACGTTAAATCAGCGTATACAGAATATATTTATAGAATTTGATAGATTAGGAAACTATACACAATGTCAATGGTTCACGGGGTTAACATTACACTGTTATCCTAAATTTCTAAGAATACTAAAGGATATTTGGAGATTTCGTGCGGATATTTCTTCGGAAACAAAACAAAAAATATGTAGTATTTACGACCCATTTCAATTAATATTAACATCAAATATTGATTCCATTACGCAAAATCAGCAAGATTACTCTCGTGGTATATCTCATATTAAATTGGTATGCGTAACATGTATGGAAACTTTGATATATACGGGTATTGACGAAGAACATTGTAAATTAGGGTCACTATACTGTTTAATGGCATTAACACGGGTATGTCATAGTGCTCGTATTACAATGCCGTGGTTATATGATGCTTATTAAAACCCTTCCTAAATATATAATTATACCTATTATAACGAATAATTATATATTATTCTATAATTATTGCAGGATAAATGCTAATAATATAATATATTATAAAATGAATATAAAAAGAACACCTAATATAGTGTATATAAGATGGTTAGAACTTCCAAATCCGCCGCAACTACCGAAACTAAAGCTTCCCGTTCCAAGAAGGAATCCGCCCCTGCTCCCGCTCCTACACCTGCTCCCGAACCCGTTGTAGAAGCCGCCCCTGCTGCCGAAGCGACTACTGAATCCTACACAGACAAGATGACAGAATTCAACGCCAAGCTTCAACAACTCGGAAGCATCTTCACTTCCCTCAAAGCCGACTTCAAGACACTTCAAAAATCTGTTGAACGTGACATGAAGGCCGCCGTCAAAGCCGCCACCGCTCGCAAGAAGCGTGATATGGGCGATCGTCCCAAATCTGGCTTCGTCAAGCCTACCCGCATCAGCGATGAACTTGCCAAGTTCCTTAACAAGGAAGTCGGCACCGAAATGGCCCGCACAGAAGTAAGCAAGGAAATCAACCAATACGTTGTTGCCAACAACCTCCGCGACAAGAACAATGGTCGCATCATCCTTCCCGATAACAAGCTCTCCAAGCTTCTCAAGGTAGGAAAGACCGATGAAGTAACCTACTTCAACCTTCAACGCTACCTCAAGCCCCACTTCATTAAGGCTGAACCCAGTGCGTAAATTTAGAGTTATTTAAACATTATAATAAGATATATTGAAAAATATTTTATTATGAACGAACAGATTAGTGAGTATGTTAACCAGCGTGACCCATATGTGTGTATATTAATACCTTGTTATACCGGAAAATGTTGCATTGAATTCATAGAATCATTAACAAAAACGGTTGATTTATGCAAGATGAATAGAATTCGTTGTAAGTATATGTTTATGAAAGATGATAAATTAATCAATCGTGCTCGAAGTAATTTAGTCGCAAAAGCATTATCAATAGATGGTGTTTCACATATAATGTTTATAAATGATAACGTAATATGGAATCCGCACGATATTTTCAAATTGTTACTATCAGATAAGTTTGTTGTTGGTGGTGCTTGTCCGAAAAAAAAAATCAACTGGGAAAATATTGTAACACATCCTAATTGTATTTCTGTGTTTAATGACAAGAATAAAACATCCTTTTCGAACGAATTATTTTTACAGCATAAACTTTGCGATTATAACATTACATTTGATAGCAATTCTAGTCTTAGTATCCATAAAAATATAACAAAAGTGGATAAAATGTCTCTTGATTTCATTATGATAAAGCGCGACGTTTTTAATAAACTATTCATTGCTTATCCATCTACAAAATACATAGATGAAAACGATGTTTTAAGTGAACGTGAAAATGAATTCGCTTATTTATTATTTGACACAGGTAAAGAAAAAAATACTCTATTATCTGATGATGATGTATTTTGTAAACGATGGAATAGTATAGGTGGATCAATCTGGTTGGACGTATCCATATTTTTGTCAATCACAGGTGATTATGTATATAACGGATGTTTTTATAATTCACTCATTTAAGAAGATAAATCCATATGGTGCCATCAATTCTTGTAATTCATTATATTTTACATTACCACCTAATCCAGATACTTCATTCAAATTGTTGATATTTACATCAATAATATTATTCAATTTATATATCCTTTCGGTTTGATTGATACTATCAATATCATCCAAACGTCCGTTTTCAACTAACCATTTCTTAAAAGGTATATGTGTATTTTGAGATTGTTTATATTCATTATACCATTTCAAAGACTTATTAAAATCATTATCATTATCATCATTATAGTCATTTGTAGATATTATTAATAACAAGGTGAATATATCCGGTGTTAACTGCAAATCAAATATAATACTTTCATAATTGTATATTGTAACCTCTTCTTTTAATAGATTGAGGTTTCGCAAAATATTAGAACACCCATATGTAAACATATCCATATCGTCACTCAAACACCCATACGCAATATTAGATCTACAAAACTTGGCACATATTTCGTCTGCTTCTCCAATAGCATCAATATACTTCACACCTAATGAATCCATTAGGTGTTTAGCAAATATAATCTGTTGTTTTTTGATACGAATGCATTGTTTTTTTACAGTATTCATTTGTAACATTATTTTCTTTCGCTCTTCTTCACTATACTGAGATTCTAACAACTTCTGTGTAAGTGCATCATACATCGTCTCAGCTTCATCTTTTTCTTTATTTCTTGTTTCAATAGTATTCCACTTTTCCTGCGGAGGTGTTCCATCAAATACAAACAACGCATTAATATTATATTTTTTGAACGTTGTAATTAGTATATACAAATTTTCTGCCAATAATCCATCTCCTATGAATTTATACAGATAAATGCTTGTATCTATCATTATTGTTTTATTTTTCAGTTTACTTAGATGCAACTGTTTTATTGACGCATTAGAACATTTATCAATTAAATACTTATTCAAATATCTTATTCCCATTGTTTTTTACTCTTATTAATATTATATAGAAACTGATACATATTCAATTTTATATTACATGAATGACAAGATAATACAATGCTTTAAAATACCCAAATTTTTATTTAAACCATTTCATATATCAAAAGAAAGCAAATATTTTATTGAAACACTTTACTATTATTACAAGAGCGTAGATATACCCAAGTATATAGAAAAATATGGAAAAACAGATAGTAGTGAATTTGGTATTTATTATCAACACATCCCTACTGATATTTTAAAATATATAAAAAAACAGCAATATGATAAACATTTAATACAGTTTATTGTAAATAAACGACGCATTTCCATACATTTCTTTACAAAAAGCAAAATATCGAAAATGACGATTGATTCCGCAATACAAATAATCAGTTTTATTAGTAATTTTGCAAGTATAGAATGTTCTAAAATACTAGATATTTACATTTTCAATACGCCTTTCAAAAAAGAAATAGCTACTTTTGATAACAGAATTGAACGTAAAGATATTAATAGTGCATATACGTTTAGTTGTTATGAAAAGAATTCCATTTATATCTTTCGTAAAGAGGAATGGAAAAAAGTTCTCATACACGAATGCGTTCATGCTTTCGGAATTGATTTTTCAATCATAGAAACAAATCACGCTGACACAATCAACGCCAAACTTGATAATATTTTTAATTTAGGTATTAACTATAAGTTTAATGAAGCTTATTGTGAAACACTTGCAACCATCATAACTAGTATTGATTTATTTAAATCTCAAATAGAAAATACTGAAATTATACCTTTTATGGAAACACACCTCACAAATGAAATCATACACTCTTTGGTCCAATCTAATAAATATTTGAAACATTCGTCATTAAGTATGCGTCATCTGGTTTTTGGAAAAGACAATTCTAATTATAGTGAAAATACGCCTGCCTTCTCGTATTATTTCATAAAATCAATCTTTTTATATAATATTAACGCCTTTTTGAAAATAACACAATCTATAAGTAATCATACTTTAAAAAATAATTTCACTTCTAAAAATATCATTAAATATATTGATTTAATCCACAAATCAGTATATTCAAATGATTTTAAGCATGATATGAAATTTGCGGATAAACTGATATCACAATGTCCTTTGCTTCATAAATCTATGAAGTTCAGTTTCTATGGATAAGAATATAGTGTTGATCTTATTTTATTCAATATACTATTTCCATATTGTATTGAATTTATACCACGTCCGTCCATCCACTGAACGACCAATTATCATTTTCTTCAGTTTCCAAGACAACAGACCCCTTTTTCATATCTAATTTATTCAATTCTACGTCTTTCCGCATTTTCTTCTTGTCTACAGCTATTGTTCGTTCCAATTCTTCTTCTTTATGCGTCCATTTATATACCTTTTGTTTGTTTTCAATGGATAACTTCTTATTTTGTATATCATAGTAATTTCGCGATTTGGTATCCATTATATCTTCATATTCTGATGTCAGTTCCTTCTTAGTAGATATTATTGTATTATATCGTTCAGATATATCTTGATAATCTTTTTTCCACTCATTCATTTTTGTCTTGGAGTCTGAATTTATCCATTGTTTTCTATAGGTCCAGGGACCTAATTTATCCATATTATAATCTATCTCATTCAATAATAGTGAATATTTTTCTCGTAACAACTGAATACGTTCTTTCAAATCATCTAAGGCGTAATATTTGGAAATAGATAACACTAATGATATGTAAGTCGCGATTGTAATAGATACAATTGATATTGCTTGTTCCCCAAAATTAAACTGTGTCTTTGTTGCTTGCATAAACCCAGATATAGTTGATGTAAAAATAACCGATGTTTGAATACGATTTATAATATTAACAAGATCATTATATTTCAAATCTAAAAAACGTTTACACTGTTTGGATTCGTCTAATACATGACTATTATTACGTCGTGTTGCTAAAAATTCATACTTGAATATATCAAATTCTTTCGGGAACCCCCCTCGTTCCATTTGTTCGCGAAAATCCTTTTCTTCTTGGCTTCTAAAATACTCTTCGCGTATAGCGATTGCTTTATCAATATTTTTTGTTACAAGTGCTTGTATTATCTTATGATATTCCACTGGAACTGGTTCTTTCTTTTCCAAATCTGAATATAAGTAACTATGTCCGTCAATAATACTTGTATGTCTAGATGTATATGATGCTGTATCTATTTGTGAGGTTTCTTTCTCATTATTAACATTATTTTCTGCATATTGTTCGGTATGACTGTGGATACTGGATATTTCCGATTGTTCCTCTAACTTATTTAATTCTGGTGTATGATTACTACGAAAACTTATTGTTTCCACATTGTCATCCTTATGTAAAACTGCTGTGTTATTAGATCGTGTGCTGTGTATTGAACCTATAACTGTGTTGTCATCATGTTCGGAGACACTTGTTAAGTCATTTAAACTAGAATCTATACCATCCATCGTTGGAGTCAAATTCAGTTCATTTTCATTATTTCCTTCGTTTCCACTTATATCACTCATATTTTTATAATATATTATAATATGCTTATTTTTTTATAATGTATTTACCATAAATAAAAAAAGGTTTTATTTTTTTACTCATTACACAATTATTATCTTTTCTATTTTTTATTCTACTTTGTATTGTTGTTTCTCTTCATTAGTCAAATTCTTCCATTTCTCTCCTACGATCTTGGAGATGTCTCCAAAGGAGGCATCAGGATTCTCATTCTTTACAGATGTCCGAATTGTCTTCATATAGTTGGCAAATGCGCTCGGCTTTCGCTTAATCCCATTTGCCTTTTTTTCTGCCTTCTTCGCTTCCTTCTCAGCAATCTTTGCCTTCTTCTTCGCTTCCTTCTCAGCAATCTTTGCCTCCTTCTTCGCTTCCTTCTCAGCAATCTTTGCCTCCTTCTTCGCTTCCTTAATAGCGACATTGATAGCCTTCTTGTGCGTTGAAATAAACTTCATAATAAGTTTCTTCTGTTCGCTTGTCAAGTTCTGGCGAATCACCTTAGGCGTCTTCTTGTAAACACGGGTAGTAGAGCTCATTGTTGTTGTTTTGATTATTATTGTTGTATTTGTGCTTCATTCAAGATGTTAAGCTTTCATTCAATTTTATCACATTTTAGCATGTAGAAATGATTTACATAATTTCACAATGTAGAAATAAGAAAAGTTAACATTAATTTTATTATCAAAACAACTCTACTACCTAAAATATTAAATTCTTAATTTTTATGTTTTTACTAAGTTACTTAGGATGATTCCATATTATGCTTGGTGATGATGTCGCGATGGACCTTGATTTCATTCACCAAAGATGAACGCTCGTTCTCAATAAATTCTTGGACGAACTTCGTCTTAGTAGCCAACGCTTCTTCCATATCCTTACAGCGCCGAATCAGTTGCTCTTTCGTAAGATCCTCCATATTGCTTGCGGAACACGGATTATTGTTCTTTCTGAAAGCGAAGAATGGCTGCTTATGTGTATAGCGTCTGTCACTATTCTGGAACTCCAGACCCGTTGTATGCGATGATGTAGCGTTGAATACACCGTTTGTATCAATCTCATTGCGCGTATTAAGTCCGAAGATAGAATCCCACATCACAAAATGGACGAATGCCGAACGTGTTGTATTGCCATTACGCATATCCTTCACCACTTCATCAACACGCTCTACGCGTCCAAGTTTCAATACGTCTTCTATCAGCCACGCCAAATCCTCCTTGGTGTCAATGCTTCGTCCATCGGCAATGACGTTATCCGGCCACATCTTCAAGTAAAGACTCTTCCAATCATTTTCTTGAAGCTTGAGATGCTCCATATAGTGGCGAGTTTCGGTTTCAGTATAATGTTGTGCGCTCATTTTGTCTACAATAGATTGTATATGTTTATACTCTCTGTATTTGTAAATTTGATTGATTCAATTTTACAAATGATTCGCCATGTAAAATTCTAATTTACAATAATTGAATTGCGAACCTTCATCAATAAATTATCATTCTCCAAAGGCACATTTCGCTGATAGTGTTTGATACATGCGTTATGTGTTAATCCCAATACTCGTTGCAGATCGTTATTTTGTGAGAATTTTGACATTAATGCTTGTTCTCTAGCTTGACTATCATTATAGTCACTATCTTCGTGTATTTCTTCTTTACGTAATACCTCATTCTTATATTTACCATGTTTACTTGCTGCTGATGTTGCAATATCAATATCTTTGGAAATCTTACTATCACTATTCAAAGAAAATGTATGATAAAAATCTGGAAATCCTTTCTTGTATCGGGAACCATAGACATAATGCTTAACAGATAACCACTTTTTTCCATCTAAATTGAATTCTTGAGTCCAGCTATCATCCAATTTTCGTCTCCACTGCTTTTCGTTGCGTAATAAATTGAAATTCATATTTTCGCTAGCATGGATTGTTTCACCCACACCTTTTCCAGGACGTGGCACGTTATTTGATTTCGAATGGATTACAAATACAACGTTGCTATTACAATCAATGGGTTCACTTTCGTCATCGTCATTATTCTCTATTACATCTAACTTGTCGCGAACCTTCTTGAAATCATTTATTTCATAAAACGGTCCACTGAGTTTTTCAAGACACTTATCCACTATTCCTCTTCTAATAATATAAGGTAATTCCTTATATGTCAGTAAACTCTTTTGACTGTATGTAACTAAGTCATAATGATTTCCCGTATATGACAACATAATATAGAAGTCAGGTTCCCGAACAACTTTATTTATATCATTAATTTGACCGCACAAAATAATATTCTCAATATCCCCATTATCATATGCATCCTTTGATAATATAATCGTTTTTACATTCAGGTAGTTTTCAATTTCTCCAATCGCCCATGTATCCGCCCAGAAAGCACTTGTTTTCAATACTTCTTTCATTTGGTCCATGTTAGAAACACCTTGCATAAATTTGAATTCATTCAACAAGTCATCATTTCCTTGTGTATTTATCTTATCATCATTATATTTGCTTCGTAATATTTCCCCTTCTTTCATAATTTCAGTTGACTCATGTTTTTCTAATGAATTCTCATACCGTTGTTTTAATATTTTATTCTGTTTTTTCTTTTCATTCATATTATGCTGTAAACGTTGGTTTTCTGTTGAAATGGCTGTGTAAATCTCATAATATTGATTAAATAGTTCATCGTTCACTTGTGTAGATAAATATGTTCTCAATTGTTCTACATTTATATGTTTTCCAGTTCCGTCATATGCTTTAACAATAGATAAGAAAAAACAGTCACCATTGGGAGATACATCTTCCTTCCCAAAATTATGATTCTTGAATGCTTTTTCTACCCAATTATTTGCTGCTATAACGTGAAATTGTTTTACAAATTCGTCGTGAACATCTTTCTTTTCAAAATCAAGTGTTTTATCAAATAATAATACTTCATTTTTATTCTTATTATCTTTTTCATCACGTGATTTATCTGAATCATATTTACTACTCTCTGTTATTTGTGGGTATTGCTGTTGTGAATCTAACAAAGATTCTGTATCAATATTTGAAAAAAGTAATATATTACCATTTTCCAAAATTATATCGCCGTCATCATCGATTGATTGAATAAGTTCGTTTGCTTTGATTTCAAAAATTCCAATTTTCTTATCAACTTTATCGTTATTAATTAAATATATAGGCGCATAGACGATATTTTTACTATCTGAGTATTGTGTTCTTTTGTTTCCAAGTAATATTTCCACTTCTTTATCATTTAAATTATAATAATAGCTTGACATTTCACTACCTTTATCGTCATTTTCAATAGTATATTCTTCTTTGTATTCTAAACGTTTATCTAAAATAGACTTTACCATATATACAAATATATACTATATTTCTATTATAGTTTCGCATTATTGTAACTAAAAAATTATAATAATATATATCCAAACAAAATCTATTTATTTCTTTTTTCCATTCAAATAGTCATTCATATCCATATACTTGAATTTACATCTCATTGAAAAGCTCTTTACATCTTTGGGAGACACACTCTTCATCTTCTGAACGAATTGAGTAATTGTTTCCCAACATTCAAATTCTTTTACCTTTTCTAATTCGGATGATGTTAGCATATCATACAACATCTCTCCCAACTCCTCTACAATTGGTGTAGAATTTTCAGAATCCATATTATGTTCTATCTTAGACATCAATAATGACATATAGTTGGTATACGTATCTCCATTATAATAGCCATTCATTACTAATTTAGTAATGAAAATTAGCAGCGACTTACGTATCTTGTTATCTTGAATCATTTTACAGTATTTATCATAGTCTTCGTCAGAATCTACATACCATAAATCTTCCATAGATTGCATGAATAGTGTATTTATCTTGACAAGACCATCTACAAATAACTTACCATACTTATCTACAAGCACTTTGTAGAATTTTGAATATACCGATGAATATGCTGAATTGTATTTAATTGTATTATTCATATTATCGGTTATTTTTTCTAACTCATCATTGCCGTGATATTCATTGAATACATATTCAAATGATTCAAATAAATTATTGCTAATTTTTTCGTAGTTTTTATCCGTCATTTTATTCATCAATAATGTAATTTCCTTTATGTCACGCTGAATACCTATATCTGCTTGACGCTTTGTAGAAGCAAGGTATTTTGAATCTAGTTGTTCTTTTTTGGGGAGTTCTTGTTTTGTTTTATTATATTCCATACGCTCCTGCTTTGTATATGGTTTGTGATATTGCTTGTTATCATTCAATCCTTTAAATATACCATTTAAATTATTAATGATTTCCATCGTATTTTCAGGTAAACGATACATATCGATATTTATGTGTTTCATTTCTTCTAGTGTCATCGTCATAGTGTATATGTTAATATGTGGATATTATTTTATATATTTACACAATCAATTTTGTATTCGTATAAACAATAACATTTTTATAGACATGTTGTGTATATCATGGAACGTATTAAAGAAGTATTATTTCCAGAGCCTACAAATTGCAATCTTCCATTTTCAACAGATCTAATACGCGATGTAACCAATAATTTTAGCATCCCTATTGAATTTTTAGAGGATAAACAGATATTATCAGAACATATCAAAACTGATATAGAATTAAACAATGTATATGGAAAGGTATTTGGATCTTCAACAGAAGTATCTAAATGTATACATGAAAAATGGGGACAATATACTACAAACAACGTAAGGTTCTTGAAAGATACACAAACAATTGTAAATAATACACAACGTATAAGTAAATGTGATAAAAAAATATGGTGTGAAGATACAGATAAATTAAGTCATTATTGGCATGATATTCGCAGCCCTCATTTTTGTGGAAAATATTCATTCTTGGAGTGGTCGTTATTCAAACCATTAAATTATTCCATTCCTTTTCTTACCATTCTATCATTATCCAATATGCTAAGTCCATTGTTATTCTTTATTATGCCAGTTATACTATTAATGGTGCCTTTTGTTATACTTAAAATACAAGGTATTCCCATTTCAACGGATAAATACTATGATATTTTAAAACATATTGCCAAAAATCACTTCATAGGAAAGGCTCTAACACAAATAAACAATATCAGTTTCACAAGCATAGTGCAGATTATGTTCTATTTATGTATGTATTTGCTACAAGTTTATAATAATATTCAATCATGCAAGAAATACTACACCGATATTATCACAGTAAACGAGAACATATTATTGTTAAAAGAACATATCAAGACTACTTTGTTAAGGTTCTCAACATTTAAGGAAATTTCACGTCATTGTAAAACATATGGACCTTTTATATCTCATTGTGAAACCCATATACAACATTTGGAAAAATTAAACGATGATTTAAAGGATTTCAATTATAAGGAAATAAATGTGTCTAATGTATTCGAGTTTGGGTCGGTTCTCAAACATTATTATAAAATTTATGATAACGAAGATTATAAAAACGCAATCGCATTTTCTATCGGATTCACAGAATATCTTTCACAATTACAAGTTTTAAGTTGTAATATCGGGAACCTGATGAATGGTACCAAGTTCTCCACAAAGAAGAAAACATACTTGAAAAAACAATACTATCCATTATTAGACAACGAAGGCGACAACATTTCTAATGACTGTAATCTCAAGAAAAATATTATTGTTACTGGTGCCAACGCATCCGGAAAAACAACATACTTGAAAACAACAACCATCAATCTTGTATTAAGTCAACAATTCGGGTTTGGATTTTACAGTTCAGCAACAATAAATCCATATACACATTTCCATACCTATCTTAATATTCCCGATACATCAGAACGGGATAGTTTATTCCAAGCCGAATCGCGTCGTTGTAAAGAGATTATAGATATTCTTAATACTACACCAAAAAATAAAACGCGTCATTTCTGTATCTTTGACGAACTATATTCGGGAACCAATCCAGAAGAAGCATCAAAATCCGGTGTAGCATTTTTGTCATATCTCAATAATGTTAAGAACCTTGATTACATCTTGACTACACACTATGTATACATATGTAATAAATTCAAAGATTCCAAGGACACGGAAAATTATAAAATGCATACTACATTAGATGATATTGGCAATTGTATATTCCATTACAAAATAGAAAAAGGTATTTCTAAAATCCGCGGTGCATTAAGTGTATTACGTCAAATGAATTATCCCAAAGACATAATTGAGAACATCGAAACACAAGAATATTAGAACATTAGGGTATGAGAACGGACTTGATATCATATAATATATCAAATATAGTATGATAAATCTATTTCTTTGTAAAAGTAATTATGCGTTCTTCATTACGATGTTGATTATTATTTACATTTACTGTTTTGTTATACATGGGTTGATCGCTTATTAACTTGAAATATTTTATTGTTATTCCATTAAGGTCATCTACTAATTTATCGTTACCTTCATAGTTCGATACAATATAGCATATTTTCCCACCTTTTTTCAATACTTTGAAACATAGCTTTATTGTTTCTTGCCAGTATTTGCTTAACCAAGATTCATATGATTTGTATTTATTAATGCTCTGTTTAGCACCATCATATTTTTCCAACTCGTAATATGGTGGACTGAAAAATACAACATCGAAATATCCAACATACTTCTTTTGAAATTCGGGTAACTTATATAACTCTTCCGACGGAACACAGTATATTGAAGTTGATTTAGTAGGATAAAATTTGTTTGCAAATTGTTGCGTTTTTTTACAAACGGATGGTATAACATCGGTGCCTACATATTCAGATACGCGCGATGATTCCATAAACCCATAACAATATGAACCCCAGCCCAATGTAGGTGTAAATATTTTAGAACCCTTCAATAATGTTTCGTTTAAAGAATACACTAAATATGGGTTCAAAATGGATGCTCTAAAATAATACGACGAATATACACTGCCAATACGACCCATCTCAATATAATGTAAAGCACTAGGAGTTAATATTTTGTAGTCAATCACTTTATTTTTATAAATGTCATTTAACATCGAACCATAATTGCGAAGATTTGGTAACCCTGGTTGTGTTTTATAAACAAGTTGTTCGAAGTGCATATTGCGAATTATATTTTTATATTGGACGTTGCTATTATTATTATATGCTTTGTTTTTCATTGGTGACTGTTCTATTTTCAAACTATGCGGTTTTAAAGAAGTGTTGTAGAATGATATCAAATAATCGTCATTAATGCTTTCGTGTAATTGTTTAAGTTGCTGTGTGGATATGTTCTTACGCTTAGCATATGACGATAACGATGAAATCTGTCCGCGCATATTCACTTTGTAACTTTTTAAAAACTGAGTATATGTTTCTTTTGGACGATGAAATTTATTAATAAATGCCTTTTCGCTAATCATTATTATAATATGATTAGATTTTATCGCAATCATATAAAAAGATTATATGATTATGAGTATATCATGTCTAGAACCTTATCGAAATTCAGAACACTATTAAAGTTTGATAAATTGTATGGAGCACAAAATTACAAGCCACTCCCAGTTGTATTAAATCGCGGTGAAGGTGTATATGTATATGATGTAAATGATAATAAATATTTTGATTTTCTGTCTTCTTATAGTAGTGTAAACCAAGGCCATTGTCATCCTCGTCTTGTTAAAACTATGAAAGAACAATGCCAACAACTCACATTATGTAGTCGCGCTTTCTATAATGATAAACTTTCAATATTTTATAAATATATGCACGATACGTTTAAATATGATAAATGTTTGCCGATGAATACTGGTGTTGAAGCGTGTGAAACAGCTATTAAATTAGCGCGTCTTTGGGGATATAAGACAAAGAAAATCCCACATAATAAAGCCGAACACGTTTTCCCTATGAATAATTTTTGGGGGCGTTCCATAGCTGCGTGTTCTAGTTCTACCGATCCATCTTGTTTTACACATTTCGGTCCATATCTAAATGGGTTTCATTTTGTTGAATACAACAATATAGAACAATTAGAACTTACATTCAAAAACAACCCCAATATTTGTTCGTATATGATGGAACCCATTCAAGGCGAAGCAGGTATTATTATTCCAAATGAATCATATTTACACGACGTTCGCAAATTATGTGATAAGTATAATGTGCTTCTTATTTGCGATGAAGTTCAAACAGGATTAGGACGAACAGGTTCACTATTATGTTCTCAACCATCCAATACACATAACTCAAATGTTGTTCCTGATATGATTGTTTTGGGAAAGGCATTAACAGGTGGTATGATGCCTATGTCGTGTGTCCTTGCAAACAATCATATTATGGATAATATTGAACCAGGTTCGCACGGTTCTACCTATGGTGGAAATCCTCTAGCAAGTGCTATTGCGATAGAAGCAGTTCAAATAATTAAAGACGAAAATTTGTTACATAACGCGAGTAAATACGGTTCTCTTTTCCGTGATACTATACACGACAATTTCGTCGTAAATGGAATCGTGAAGGATGTTCGCGGAAAAGGCTTACTTAATGCGATTGAATTTAATACACCTGAATTGGCAGATGATGTTGTGTTTAAATTAATGAAAAATGGTTTATTAACCAAGGTAACCCGGGACAAAACTGTGCGTATGTGTCCGCCTCTTACTCTTTCTCTAGCACAATATCAAGAAAGTATGGATATAATTGTAAAAACATTAAAGGATATCTAATAAAGATAATATTGTTTGTTGTGTGCGTCGTTGCTGTTGTAGGTTCCCTAGACTCGGATTATATTCTACAATATCTGTGTGAATCTTATTTTTCATATTAGTATTTTTTAATATGTATAATAAATTACTCAACTTGATACCATCTTCAACGGGAGTTCCAGTACATGGCACATATTCAGGTTCAATAGCATCAATATCAAGAGACATGTGGTATTTATCTTTACCTATAAACTCGTTTACAACATGAATACATTTATCAGGATCATCATTAATGGTTTTACAGTCAATATGCGAAATATTGTATTGTCTTAACAAATCCTTTTCATAATTATCCAAATCTCGGATTCCCAAATACAATATATTTTTTGGATCTATTTTTCTATTTTGGACGAACATAGAATAATGTATCTGATTATAATGATTACGCTGGTTGAAAGTATTTACATCACATACAAAATTAAGAACCATGCCATGAATGTTTTTTGTAGTTGACTCAGAATACGAATTAATGTCTGCGTGTGCGTCAATCCATAAAATCTTTATATTCTGTCCGTATTTACATATTGAACTAGACAATGTTGATATTGCTAACGAATGGTCCCCGCCTAATACAGTTGGTTTATCATGATCTAATGTGAGTCTCCATAACTTATACAAATTACAATACAAATTGTTTTTTGTAGGACTTTCTACAATATGAAATCGGTGTTTATCAATAAAATGGAATTTATTTGTAAAGTTCGCTTTCTTCTTTTGTCCCAACATATTCTTACAAATAATAAGCGATTTTTTCATACCCGTATACAAATATAAATACAATAACTATAATTTACTATAATAGATTCATTTTATATCCGTTAATGACGCAACATAGTATTATAATACTGGCAGGTGGTGATGGTAAACGAATGAATAGTTCTATACCTAAGGTGTGTTGTCTCCTTGGTGGAAAACCACTAATCGTCTATATTATTGAACGCGCTCTTGAAATAGCACCAAAAGACATTTTTATTGTGGTAGGAAAACACAAAAAACAGATTCAGGAAACAATATCCCAATACACGTCTTTCAATATTACATATGTAGAACAAACTAATCCAAAAGGGACAGGACACGCTCTATTATGCTGTTTACCATATATTATATGTGATAAAGATGAATGCAGGTATCTAGTATTGTGTGGGGATGTTCCTCTAATTTCAAAAGATTTATTAACAAACTTATTAAACACAAATACCAATACAATTGCTGTAACATACAAAGACGAACCTTTTGGACTTGGACGTGTAACGAAGAAAGATGAAAATACACTCGATAGAATCATAGAAGAAAAGGATTGTAGCGATGAAGAAAAACAAATCAAGTTGACAAACTGTGGTATTTATACATTAACATTATGCGACATTAAACATACCATATTGAAGATGAATAACAACAACGCTCAACAAGAATTTTATTTACCGGATATATTTCATTATATAAGTGAATATAGTAAAGTAAACATGTATTATATTCCAAAAAGTCTTCAATATACCACAAATGGTGTAAATACACAAGAACAACTCAAAGAACTTGAAACTATTTATTCATCTATTTTCAACTGAGGTATGAGAAAATGCTCTTCTCCATCCAATCCATAATAGTGGATATATTTGTAATCATTGTATTTTATTCCTAATTTCTTCATATTATTCTGAGTATATTGCAATACACGTATATACAACCATAAATATGCTGCGTATCCAATAATATTCCACATTACTTATTTATAATATAAAACTATTTTTATATTATATCATTTTACTTTAAAATTTACTTCTTACCACTCGTAGTCCATTCAGAATCAGCAGACTCGTCTTGGCGTTTCTTAGTAGTGCGTTCTTGTGATAGTTCGTATTTCACTTCACACATCATAGAACCACCACATACACCTGTCATACCGACCGCGTGGAATTCGTGATTACCCTTATCGGGTTTTACAAGGTCAAACTGAATGTATTCACCTTGGATGAGATACTTATACTGAGACTTTTCTATTTTCAAATTAGAATAATGAGCGAAAATATCCTTACCCTTGTTAGGTGAATCGCTTACCACAGTAACAAAGCCATATCCTGTTTTGTTATTAAACCACTTTACCTGACCCAATACACCTTGTTCTAGAACTGTAACTTCGCTCATAACTATATACACTTTATAGTATCCTTTTTTTATATTGATTCTATTAATTATATTTTATGATTAGAACTGCTGTATCAACGCATCATAATCTATGTTTTTTTCTTTTGGAAGCGTATAACAATATTTCAAAATATTCATAATATGCGTTAGTCCTACCGAATTTGTGTGAACTTCCTTAGCACATCTAATCTTGAGTAAGCACATTTCTTTATTCTTTTCATGCTGAATATTATTTACAAAACCATTACTGTTCCATGGCAAGGGATTATATAATTCATAAAAAACATAACATAATGATATAATATCATCTTTTGGTGTATAATTGTATCCCTGATGTATAAAAGGACTTACGTATCTTGGTGTTCCGGTTATCTGTGTTTTGCGTTCTGTTTGTATATCATCTTCTTCAATATAAAACTGCGATAATCCAAAATCAATAAAATACAGCTTATTATCAGATACCATAATATTATCCGGTTTAATATCACAATGTATTACCATATGTTCGTGGAATTCACGCATTAATTCAATGCACTGAATAAACAGATTTTCAATTATTTTGGGACTATTTTCATATGTTTTGACAAATGTAGTTAATGGTAGTTCACAATATTTCATAACCACAATATAATAATCATTTATTAACCCATAATAATATATTTCTGGAACAGCCACACATTTCTTAGAAAGTAGATAATGCATTATCGTACATTCCTGTTTCAAAAAGTTTACATTTGATTTATTTATTTTTATTGCGACATTACAATCGTCTTTTAATTTTCTTCCTTTATATACAGTTCCAAAGGTGCCTTCGGATATTTTTTCTGTAAGTTCATATTTATTTTTGATAATCATTATAGTCTATCATTCTTACGCATTTTAACTTTATGTAATTACATAAAGTATTGGAAATATATATACTAAGACACACTAACACTATGGACGAGGATTTACAATCAATGATTAGTGACATTCAGAGTGAACTATCAACTACCGATAATATTCAAAATATACTGGATATGATTGATGATTATGAATGTCCGTCAAACATCGAAAACAAAACAACCGATGATATTATAAAAGATATTATTGAAATATTAACAGAAAACAACGTTCAAGATATCAATAAAGTATCAAGTAAACTTATTGGATATGTGTATATTGACGAAATATGCGATATCCAAAAAGGCCGCCATATAAGATGGATTCGTATTACACCTGGTTCTAAACGTGTTCTTACGAATGGAGGTGTGATTATGGATACAAAATTCACAGATAATGGAACACAAATTCTATGCAAGAATAAGGCCAACAAATTCATACAATATAAATTTGATGATTGTATTTCGTTTCAAAAAATGACGAAACAAGAAGAAATCATAGTAATGGCAAATTCATCTATTGTTTCTTCTTCCGTGTAAAATTAGACATCATACTTCGTTTTTTCGACGTCTTGGTTCTGGGTACAAAATATAAGAATTCCTTGATATAATACAATATTTTTCGCGATATTTCTTTTTCTCTTTCCAAATCATAATTTTCATACGATAAAATGTATTTATCGGCGTTATTGAAACTGAACCAATCTATTAGAAATGCTTTATAACTGTCATTATTCATAGATGTTTTTCTCTCAAATAATGTAAATAAAGGAGACCCAAAATACCGCGATAAAATATGTGATATTTTCAAACAGTGATAATATACCTTGGGTTGTATGTAATATATGTTATCCTTTATCATCTCCTCATGATACGCATCATCCAAAAAACATATTTGGGTATTCTTACCTATTTTCGTACAATTTATTAAATCCGAGTACGTTTTATTATTTGTGCTACGATCAGGTTCTACTATTCGGGAACCTATTTTGAACGCACAAATTGTCCGATTAAATATAGAGGATACGCTTATTTTATATTGTAAATATTTCACAATCATATCCACCCAATGATATCCACATTTATTATTTGTATACAAATAAAGTTGAACAACATTTTCCTTTTGTTTTTTACATAGATAAGTTAATATATGCAATATATCATATCGTAAGAACTCTGGATATAAATCAAATAGTTGAAAAAACAATTGTTCTTTGTCATTTTCAGATAGTCCATTTTTATTATAAAAACGCATTATCCCATTCCATAATATATGTAAATGCGAAAATGAACCAATTGTTTCGTCTAAATCAAGTGTAATCACCTTTTTATTCTTTTTGGGTGGTTGTTTAAAAACAAATCCTTTAAACAATACCACATCCTTTTCATTTTTTATATTTGTCATAATATACTTCTAATACATTATGACATTTTTATTTTTACAATTATTTACCCGTAGAACCAAAACCACCAGAGCCACGAGACGTTTGCGTTAAGTCTTCTTCGCGAACCATATTGACAACAATCGGACACAAAGATGGATGACATATCTGAAGAAGACGAGAATGTTTCTCCACTACATATGTGTCGTTCGAAAGAGAACGGAAAGCACCCATCAAATTACCCCTATAACCGGAGTCGATTATACCTACGTGGTTTGCTAGCATTAGAGGCGTTTTTGATATGCTTGAACGGGGATAACTATAATAACTAGAAATAGTCGTTCGTGTTTGTTCTTTATAATACATTTCCATCTTCACTTTCATATCAATCATTTTCTTTTCAAAGGCTACATCAAATTCTGTTGTTTCGGGCACAAACAAATCAAAACCTGCATCCGGATACTCTGAACCCAATGCCTTTTTATTATGACTGTCAATATGCAGTTTGTATTTTTCGATCAATTCGTCATCACCCATGACAGCCAAGTTAAGGACAGCATATTTCATAGATTCATCAGAAAGAGCAAAAACACTATCACTAATCATATTTATATAGTTGTATACGAAACATCACTTTATATAACTATACCAATTCAATTATTTAGATAATTTGTATTCTTTCCAAGAAATTTGTTTACCATCATAGAGCGTTTGTTTTTCTTCTGATTCATTTTGTTTATCTAAATTATCCGCTCTTCGTAATGCACTATCTACATATAATTCTTTCAATAATTTACCTACCAATACCGAACCCTCGTGTTGGTCCACGTTACCCTCTTCTATTTGTCTTAATACAGTTAATACCTTTGTCATTAACATATAATCCAATTCGTTTGCTACTGCCTTATGAAAAATATCGGAATAATTCGTGTATAAGAAATTACATTCGGAAATACATAAGAATGAAAAGTTTTCTTTATCCATATCTTTATTTGTATTGCGTAGGGTGTCTATTTTTCTTAGTTCATCACGAATTCTTGTACTATGCTTTAAACGACGTATTGCTTCTGTATTATCGTCGCAATCTGCTTCGCTTATCATCTTCTTGAGTTGGAGTTTTTCATTTGCATTCATTCTATACTGTTTAATATATTGGTTTTTTTATGTATATTTTATACCAATAGAATATATATTATGAATTACACATTAATATTTGGATTTATACTCATCTTACTTATTATTTATTTTCAATACGATAATATTATTTCGTTTAGATTTAGTAGAGCTGCTTTGAAATTACATGAATATACAATTGACGTGTTTAATACCAATTGGTTCAAATATAAAATAAAATCAAAAACTCTGTTCTCTAATTATCATTCAGACAAAGAGACATATCAGAACATAAAAAAACAATCCCTTATTTTGAAAAAATATAAACAATATATTTAATGGGTAATCGCGAAAAATATATGATATTTATATATAATGAAACTTGAAAACGAGTATTGGTTAATATTAATAGTTATTGTTGCGATTATTATATTCAACGCAATGACTGCTTCTTCTTATTTTAGTCCGTATCACCCTCTAAACTATTTCTCACGCGAATACCCATTTGAAGGATTTGAACCACAAGGTGATAAAAATATTAACAAAGATGGTTCTGAAGATTACGTCGTAAGTGGAATGCCTGGTTATTATGCATCCCCCAATAGTGAAAAAAAGCTAGATGATATTTCCACCAAAAAAGGGTCGAAAGACATTCATCCTACCAATTTAACTACTACTACTGGATGGATTAATGTAGATGACAATATGAAAAAAATGTTCGAAACACGCGGCGGTAACGCATAAATAAAAAACATCTAAGTAATAATGTTTTGTAATCAAAATATGTATACGTTATTTTCAACGTTTAGATATACAGTCCGAACAAACTCGGGTTCATTTTATCGTTGTGTTTAATCATTGTATCTACATACTCATTTGTAACTGTAAATGGAAACTCTACTTTCATCTTCATATCCTCAAACATCTTATTATCGCTATCTACAAGACGATACAAATTCAGTTTCGTATGGATAATTTCCAAACACCTCTTCAAATTACGAACACCATCTTCTTTGAATGTCAACGCTTCATTTGATATGATGTATTGGAGTGTTTCGTCCGGAATAATCACTTCTTCGGCGGTTATATTCACTTGCTCTCTAATTTTAGGCATCAAATAATCCTTCGCAATAATCATCTTCTCCTTCATATCATACCCCTTTGTTTGGATACGATACATTCTATCACGAAGAATTGGATTGACCTTGCTTTCATCATTATAGCTGAATATAAACAAACATTTACTTAGGTCAAACGAAATGTCTGAAAAGTATTTGTCGTGATATTCGCTATTTTGCGATGTATCTGTCAAGTGTGTCAATATACCGATGATTTCCTCACCCTTTGGTGTATCACTTACCTTATCCAACTCATCAAAGTAAATGATTGGGTTCATCGATTTACATTCCATCAAAATCTGGACGATTTTACCCCAACTACTTCCTTCATATGTATATGAATGCCCTTCCAAGAAACTTGCATCACTATTTCCACCGAGAGCGATGAACGCAAATTCGCGATCCATAATTTTACTGATTCCTTCCTTTACAAGTGTGGTTTTACCTGTACCCATAGGACCCTTAATCGCAATTGCTGTACCCATCGAATTGGGATTTGAAATCCATTGACCCATCATTTGCATAATTTGCATCTTGGCATCATTCAAACCATACGCACATTTATCCAACATATCCTTCGCATTCAACATATATTCTTGGCACTTTTCCTTTCCAGACTCCAAAGTAATTTCCAAACTTCTATGACGATTGAATGGAATACGCATAAACGCGTCTACCCAATGTTTTAGTTTATAGTATTCAGGGTCTCCTGGATCCATATTTTTCAAAACATTCAACTTCTGGAGAGCAATCGCTTTAAATTGTGGAGGAATAGACGATGTTAGCAAAGAAATTCGATACGGCTTATCAATATTAATATGCTGATTGATTCGCTTCATTTCCTGCAATACTTGGATCTGTTCTTTATGAGACATTTTTGTCTTGAAATAATCCACTTCATTCGTTCTCTTATCGGAACTATGAATCAATTTGTGGTATTTCCTTGTATTCTTGATACGATTTTCCTTTACCAACTCCTTGATTTGGTCGTCGTAATCTGCGATCGCCTTTGCCAAAATCTTGCTTTTAGGGCGCTTTTTCAATTTATCGGTAAGATCTCTCTTAAGCTCTCGCAATTCAAGATATTCTTTCTCAACAGAATTATCTATGTCATCGCCATCATCCTCACTTTGTTCTTCTTGTTCGGATTTCGGTTTTCTTGTCTTCTTTGATGTCTTCCTTTCCTTGTCAAAATTCTCTGGAAGTTCAATCTTCTGATAGTTTTCTTTCATAAATGTTTCCTCGTCATCGCTATTACAGTCATATTTGTCGTCTTTGGAATTATACGTTTCCTCACCTCCTCCCCCTCCAAGAAGGAATATAATTTCATTTTCCTCTTCCTCTGTATCCTCTTCAGTTTCCTCCTCACTATCCTCTTCCTCATTTTCGTCTTCCTCTGTGTATTCTTCACTTTCCTCATCACTGCTTTCTTCTTTCTTTGAAAGTCGCTTGCCCTTTTTATTTTTTTTCACTTTATCGCTCATATACTTGGACGGTATCAACTTTGAAATAATTTCTTGGACTGCGTCGTGTCCCAAAATATTTTTTTTTGAACTTACCTTCTTAGTATTTTTCTTACTCTTCTTGACATCTTCTTCATCACTTTCCTCTTCATCACTGTCCTCTTCATCGCTGTCATCTTCATCACTCTCTTCCTCTTCCTCGTCCACATAGTCACTATCATCATCTTCATCGTAATCGCTGTCTCCAATGAAATGCTTAATCCAATCCTCATCTTCACTCTCGCTATCCGAGCTATGATACTTCTTTTTTTTCATTTCTTTCTTGGTGTTTCTATTTTTTGTATTTTTTGTATTTTTTGCCTTCGTTTCGCGCGTGCGCTTGGTAGTATCGGTAATTTTCGTCATGCTGGTAATGTATTAATTATGTGCAAATACCATAATCCGCCTTGTTGATTCAATTTTATGTTATGATATTTTTGCTTGAATAAAATTGATTCATAAATGAAATAATATAAACACTATATAATATATAGTATTTAGAAAATGGAACCTTCAAAGGTTATTGGTATCCAATTTAGTATGATGTCTCCCGAAGAAATTCGTAAGAATTCTGTCGTGGAAATCACATCACGAAACACATACATCAACAATAAACCCGACATCGGAGGTCTATTTGACCCACGAATGGGTGTCCTTGAACCTGGATACATATGTCCCACAGATGGATATAATTACATTGATTGTCCCGGCTATTTCGGACATATTGAACTTGCCCGACCCGTATTCTTCATCCAACATATTAAAGAAATTATTAAAATTTGTAAATGTATTTGTTTGAAATGTAGTAAACTCCTCATTAGTAAAAAACATCATACTCATATTTTGGAATACAACGATAGTGACAGATGGCAATATGTATACAGTCATATCAATAAAAACAATATCCACTTTTGCGGAGATTACAACGAGGAGGGTTGTGGATGTAAGGTTCCTGATATAAAAATGCCGGTTACTTCGTTTGCTACAATTATAGCAGAATGGAAGGATAAAGGTAGCGAAGATGACAACGTTACAATTACATTAACGCCTGAAATGATTATCAAAATATTCAAACGCATTAGTGATGATGATATCCATTTTATGGGGTTTAGTCCTGTATGGTCTCGCCCTGAATGGTTTGTTTGTCAAGCGCTTCCTGTTGCCCCGCCAGCGATGCGTCCTTCTGTCAAACACGACGCACAACAGCGTAGTGAAGATGATTTGACACATATTTATAGCAATATCATCAAAGCAAACAACGAGCTTCGCAATAAACTGGAATCGGATGATACAAACTCAAATGTCATAGATGGTCTTACAACTAATCTCCAATATTTCGTAGCTATGATTGCCAATAATAAAGTCAAAGGTTCCGCACCTATGCAACAGCGTTCAGGACGACCTTTACAATGTATTGCCGATCGTTTAAATAGTAAATTTGGACGTATTCGTGGCAACTTGATGGGAAAACGTGTGGATTTTAGTGCGCGTTCTGTTATTACTGGCGATCCCAACTTGTCTATCAAACAACTGGGTGTTCCAAAGAAAGTGGCTATGAATATTACGAAACCGATTGTAGTGAACGAGCGCAACATTGATTTCTTGACAAAACTCATCCAAAATGGACCCGATGAATATCCGGGTGCCAAAATCCTACAGCGCAAAAATGGAGAAAATATTTCGTTGCGATATATGGATCGCGATTCTATTCGCCTAGAACACGGTGATGTCGTTCATCGTCATATGATGGATGGAGATGGTGTTCTTTTCAATAGGCAGCCCAGTCTTCATCGTATGTCTATGATGTGTCATATCGTGAAGGTTATGAAGAAGGGCGATACATTCAGACTGAATGTAGCAAATACAAAGCCTTACAATGCTGATTTTGATGGTGATGAGATGAATATGCATATGCCTCAGAATATTTTGGCAGAAACAGAACTAAAGCAAATTGCCGCAACCCCTTATCAAATTGTTAGTCCGGCAAGTAATGCACCAATTATCGGTATTTTCCAAGATTCTATGCTTGGTTCTTATCGTTTTACACGTCCAAATATTACATTTACACCAAAAGAAGCAATGAATTTACTTATGATGATAAAAGATGTAGATGCCAAGTCCCTTTTTGAAAACAAAAAGCAAATCACAAATTTTGATATCCTTTCACAGATTATGAAACCTATTACTTTGAAAAATAAAACCAAGTTGTTTGATAGTGATGAAGATCCCGAAACATCAAATAATATTATGGAGATCAAAAATGGTAAATATATGCGCGGACAATTAGAAAAATCTATGCTCGGTTCATCCACTAAGGGCATTATTCATCGCATTTTCAACGATTACGGTCATATGTCTGCAGCACAATTCATCGATGACTTGCAAAACGTTATTACTGAATATATGACAACAAGTTCATATAGTGTTGGTATTTCGGATTTGATTGCGAATAGACAAACCCAAGAA